TATCTGCGTAATGTACTTTTAATAACCGTTCAAGGTCACGTTGTTCTGACATACTTTCTCCTATTTTCTAAAGACGAATACTGGTTCATATTTATAACCCGCACCCATCACACTTGATAATGTTAATTGTAATGTATCTTCTTGAGCAAAACCCAACTCTTTTGAAATCTTTACTGTTTGTTCTTCTATAAATTTATACTTTGGTGTGTTTGCGATATTGTATAACATATAACCGCCTTCTTTTAATCCGTAATAACAATTCTCTATAGTCTTTCTTAAAAACCCATTCACCCACTCATCTTGAGTAGGAAACTTTTTATAACTTTGTGTGGACTCATCGGAATACTTTTCCGTGTCGAAATAAGGTGGTGAAGTAAAACACAAATCAAGAGATGATTTGTTTGGAAGATATTCTTCACTCCCTTGTTTATATATATCAACTTTCTTGTTAATATAACTAAATTCTTCGCTCATTTGCAATAAACCTTCGTAGGTCTTTGTAGATGGTTCAGTTCCTATGTAATGTTTGGTATTTTTTGCAGATAAAAATCCAAGTAATCTACCGCCCCAACCACTTGATGGATCCCATATTACTCCATCTCCACCAAACTTCTCGTAGATTAGTTTGGCCGCTGTTGGTCTGAAATTACTTACTGATTGAGTACCCGTATAAATCTTAATGGATTGTCGTAATCTATTTTCGTGGAACACATTCCGTTCTCCTTCTGGATCCTCACCTTTATAATGTTTCTGTTCCCAGTTCCAACACTTACGAATGGTGGATTTGAACATATCATCATCGTGGAACACTTCCATCGGACTTTTCTTGGCGTGACCACATCGGATTTCCCAAAAGTGTGGAAAGTATGACCAAGCCAATCTTAAACAATGCATAGTCTGAACTATTTGATTGTCTTTATAAATCGTATCGACATCAAACTTTTTGAGTTTCCTCATATGTTCGTGTTTTTCATCTTCACGAATTGTATAGTGTGGGAATCCATGACGCCTGTAATAATCGAATATGACATCTACACCATATTCTCTGTCTACTACATCTATTGAATTTGTAACCCTTTCAAACTCTAAGTCTTTCTCATCTACATCAATGAATTTACCAAGAGTTTCATAGTTTACTCTTGTCATTAGGGTAGATTTAGTTTCTTGATTTCCTTTGGTTCTACTCCATAACTCTGGAGTATTGATTTGAGATTTGCCTTACCTTGTTCTGTTGAATAAAATACTTCTGCATATTCTTGTGCCTCTGTAAGACTTGATTCATAGTATTTTGCTACTATTTCCAATAACCATTTTGGATGTTTCATATTCTTCTTTCCTTTAACATACTTTAACCATTCTTTCTTCTTTGGAAGAACATTGGTGTATAATTTATATAATTCCTTTGGTTTCAGATTGTATCTCTGAATTTCATTTACTACATCAACATATTCCATCTTCATAGATAGAAACCTATGTATCATATAGTTCGACCATTGCTTCTTCTCTGTTTCGTTTAGAGAATTCCAATAACCTTTGGTCTGTTTTTGTGTAATGTGTGTGATGTGGTCGAATAGACCTTTATTTTTCTTTACCATCTACGTCATCCCAATATCTTTCTACTCTGTCATCGGCACATTCATCATTTCCAGTGTGATCTATTCCATAATTAAAATAATCTTCTATATACCTCTGTATATCAGAAGAACTTATATATAACCCCGTCATCATTTCACGTGGATGATTCATTCTATGTTCATGAGAAATATTATCTTTCTGTATTCTTTTGAATATATAATCGCCAAGTAAATTTATATTAAACATTACCCCAAATCTGGTCTTGAAAGTGCATCTTCTTTTGGTTTATTTATTTTTTCATCCAAACCAAGTCCACTGCCTTCCAGAAACATCTTTGGAACTTTACCACAATTACCACAACTATATACCTGAACTGGTACAAGTGCTTCTTGTCCTGTTGGTGATAAAATTGGTGAAATTCTTTTAATTACACTTGCTGTAATAAAAAGATAATTCCCACAATCATCACATTGTATAGTATCTGCCTTTGTCAGGTCAACTTGAACTTGTTCCTGAGGTGTTTTTTGTTTAGCCATTTTATAACTCCTTAAATTATTTCATCTATAAGTCCAAGAGATTTACACGTTTCTGCATCCCACATTAAATCGTGTTTCAATATTTCATCTAACTTTCCCATTGGAACTTTGGTATATTCTTTATATACATTTTTAATAGTTTTCATCATTAAATCAAGATTCTGTTTCTCATCTTCAAACTCAGAATACTTTCCCCAAAAATTTGTAGATAATTGATGTATCAACATATAAGAATTTCTACTCATAAATCTTTTCTCACCTACTACTGATAAAAATGTGGCTGCACTTGCACAGAACCCATCTACATAAGTATGTACTGGAACTTTTGTTCTCAATATTGTATCCATAGACGAAATACCAGCAGTGATTGAACCACCACCTGAATTTATCAATAGTTTAAGTGTAGGTGGGTCTATATCTAACGTGTTCCCAAGTGTCAAACTTTTAGATTCTATCTCGCCTATCTTTTTATTTAATTCTGATGCACTTTCTCTGTTTACATTAGAATAATAATAAATCTTATTTTCATGAACTGCTATGTGTTTTTCTGGTTTAGTACTGTTAGGCTGTGCACCTTTTTTAGCAGGTGGTTTCTTTTCACCCCAATATTTTTCTACCATTACAACTCCTTCTTTATGTCATCAATGACTTTATTAATACTTATCTTTTTATAAATCTTTTTTATTTCATTTTGAAACTGATAAATAAACTTGTTCTTAAAATATAAATATGATTCTCCCGAATCTTTCATAATTTTATCTAAATCTTTCTCTGAAAAAAATGTAGGATTCCAATTTTCATAGAAAGTTTTTTCATAGAAATATTTTTCAATGTTATTTCTCATTGTCCAATAATCAAGTTTATAAACCTGTAATTCTTTTTTATCTGTATATGCCCCAAAACTATCTACTAATAATTGTGTAAAACTACCATCGGGAACTCTTGGTTTTTCTAATCTATGTATATGAGTCCAATTTGTTAAATCATTAAATTTTACAACACAATCATTAATTACCGCTTTAATTATTATCGCCTGTTCCTCTTGTGCTTGAATTTCAACACCACCCAGTTCATCATAAATTGATGCTCTAAATGTTTTAGGCCAGATTGGACTATTATCTGAATATCGATAGATTAACCTTTCATCTAAATTTACTTTTTTTTCTTTTTTTACTCCCCAAACTATATCAAAATTTTCATAATACCATTTTCCCAATAACTGATTCATAGTTTCTATCTTTTCTATATAAGGATTTAATACTGAAATATCAACTATATCTTTAAAGCTGGAAAACTTATGATTGTCCCCACAATTTGTTACTAATATATCTATCCTATCCTCACCTAATCCTATTGGATATAGTTGATGTGGATTCTCATATTTAGATGGTGATCTAAAAGTATTTAATACTTCCATAACAAAATGATTTTCAAATAGATTGTCAGTTCCAAAGAATGCAACTATTCCATTATTAAATTCTGAATACTCCTTCCATCGATACAGAGCAATATCCATACCATACTTTGCAGCTAAGGATGAACTTGCAATTTCTTTAGGAAATTTTACATTTATTAAATGTATATTATCATATTTATACTTCTCTAATTTTTCTTTAACTATCAATTCACTATTATCAAATTCTTCTTCAACAGAACAATTATTAATAATTAACACTTCAAACTCATTTGGAGAGGCTGTCTGATTAATAATTGATTCTATACATCCACCTATCACCTTTTCTTCGTTGTATGAGATTAATACCAATTGATATTTTATATCAGATTTACAAGGTATCATTCCAGAGTTAATAACTAAATTCTTGTACTCGTTTTTATAAACAGGTGGAATTTCTCTTAGATAGTCATACATAATAAATCTTTATAATTATTTACTCGTTCAATATCTTTCACTCCTAAAATACAATCGTCACAGACATCACCATTTTCTTTTGGAAACCTACACGACCAAGTATATTTTAATATATCAACAAAGTCATATTGTTCAGCAATTTTTATCATATCCTTTCTAAGAGTTTTTGCTAATGGTAAAACCCAATTTTTATACACTCTCACCTCGGGCATATTTGGATTTAATTTAACTTCTAAGTTTTCATCCAAATTTTTTCTAACAAGTTGTGTGGCTAAAGAATATGTAACACCATCAGGATTTGAAACATCTGCCTCATAACTGATTTCTATCTTATCATCCAAGTCTAACGAAAATTGACACATATATAAACTTTGGTCTGTCCTATTCCATCTTGCATTATAATCAACAGCCAATCTTTTAGAATCATCTAAAACATCTTTTTGAATCTCAAATTCTTTTACTAAATTTATTTCGGGAAATAACTTTTCAGTATGTGGAAATTTATGTAAAATCATTTCCCTCAACTTATTCATTACATCAACTTCTATAAACCTACTACTTCTCCCATAACTTTTCTTACTCTTAATAAATGGACGGTCTGAATTATCCCACGGATCATTTTCAAGTATATTTAATTCGTTCTTCTTCATACTTTCATCAAAATTTGTAGATAAAAACTTATTATAATTTATATTATAACCATCACAAGGAAAATTTAAATAATAAGTCTCTATTGGTAATTCATCAACTATCAATCTTTTACATACTAAAAAAGTAGAATCAAACCCACCTGACCAAAAAATATTATGTTCTATTTTTTCTTTCATTTCATTTTTAAATTTCCAGCAATAATAATTCGAGTTTTATCCCCCAAATACTCCAGAATGTGATGGTATGCACTCGCTGGGAAAGTCAATAAAAGACCATCTTGTGGTTCAATTATTTTATCTACAGCCATCGTATAACTTTTTTCCATTACCATTTCACCTGTAATCTTTTCATCATTCTTATGACCATTACTTACATAATAACAGTAACTATGAGTTCCCTTGTGTCTATGCCTTAATCCTTTGGATCCCGTTTTAGATAAAATGGCCCACATTGTTTCAAATTCCAATCCATCTGGTACATTATCAAGTATAAAATCACGTAATGGAAAAAACTGTTCATATTCATAAAGATTATCTACTGAATGCCAAGTGTATTCGGGATTAAAATATCTATGTCGTTCAGATCCACCTACACGAAAATCTTCTTTAGTTTTAGACCATTCTATAAGTAATGAACCTATTTTATTATTAAAATCAATATAATCTGGATATTTAAATTTTTCGAGTTTCATTTTATTGTTCGTAGTATTTCTATTATCATTGCCATCGCGTTGATTTCTTTATCAACTACTACCGCATCCGATTGTTCATATTTTGCAAGTATC